GGTAGCGATCAGGTCAGTAGTCCCACCTCACCCGTGGCCGGCCTTGTCGTATTCCGAGATGCACGAAACCCTTTGGGGCGCCATAGCCGAGCGAATAGGGCCACTGCTGATCACACCATCGCTGCACCGCATTGATGTCGGCGTCCTTTACCCAAAAGTCCACAGCGCCGCAGCCGGGCCGGTAAAGGTGCTCACTGCTGCTGGCGCCACCGACTGAAGCGTTCACCGCAGCCGGCCGGTAGCCAGAGCTAATCACTACTGGCCGGCCACCAAACTGCGTCCGCACCCGCTCGAGGAAGGTGGCCAGTTCCGCTGCAATGTCCACCTGGCCCTGGTTGTCGAAGCGCCTGGCTTCCTGATCCAGCGCAAACTCACCCAGCCGGATGTGCGGAGTGATTCGTGCGCTGAAAGAACTGCTAGGCCGCAGCTTGGCCGGTTCCTGCTGCACCTGTAGCGCATGGTTGCCCCACAGCTTCCCTTCGGCCCTTCTGCGCCGCAACAGGCCAGCCTCTACGTTCGTGCCAGGGTTGCGATACAGCTCCATCGCAGCGGGCACCGCAGCCCAGTCACGCTCGCGCAGGCACCTGTTGATCGTCTCGAAGCCTTGGGCGCCATAAAAGCCAGAGCCCAAGTTGTAGGCAAAGCTCACCAGCGCCGATCGCTGGTTGTCATCCATTGCCTTCCAGTGCGGCACCGTGCTGGCCAGCTTGGCTGCGATGCGGTCGATCTCCTGCCGCAGCAGCAGATCAGCCTCGATCACGTTGATCTTGTCGCCGCGTTGCACCTTCCCACCATGCTGATAGCGGGTTGTGCCATAGCCGATCGTCCACGGGTCACCGCCACTCAGTGGATCCGGATAGGCACTGAGGTGACAGCCCTCGAACTCCTTAATCAGGGCGATCGCGCCGGCCAGATCGCTTTGCCTTCCGTCTTGGCTCCACGTCTTGAACCACTCTCGATCCCTGCGCATCACGGCGGCGTAACCGTTGGCGCTTAGATCGGTCTCGAGCTGCTGAATCGCGGCCGTCTGATGCGGAAGCGCCTTGTAATACCTCAACAGCTGTTGCAAGGAGATTGGCGCTTCGTTGGCCATGATTCAGCGTTTCTGCTTTGGGAATGCGGTTTGCAGCACCTTCAAGATCAGCTGCACCCAGCTGTTTTCACGGATCGGCAACAGGCCGATCACTTCAGAACCTGCGGCGATGATCACCGCAATGACGGCAAAGGTAGTGGCCTGATCCATGATCAGCACGATGGTGGACGTGCCTCCAGCCTAGAAACGCGCTGCTCAACCGTCGATAAGCGTCCGAAGGTTTCTTTCCGGTCTTCCTTCATGTCAGCGTGGAGCACCTCCAGCTGGGTGGCGATGTGCTCCACTGCACTGGTGAGGCGGATGACGGCATCCCTGGCCTGATCATTGCGCCTGGTAAAACCAGCAGCACCCATTGCCGCCACTGAGATCGAGGCCCCAGCCACTGCTGCGATGATCTCGACCATGGCGGCAACGGCTACAGGATCAGTGTACCGAGGCCAGCCATGGCAGTAGACGGCGAGACTAAGCAGCGGCAGGCGCTGCACTCCAGGGCAGGCCCGACTGCTTTCTAGGGCTGCGCTGTTCATCCAGCTGGCTCTGCAGAGCGCCCTCGATCTCGGCCACCTTCTCAGCGCCGAACTTCTCTTTGACCCAACCGATCACAACCTCAGGGGTCAAATCAGCGAAGGGGATCATGCTGCCCTCAGGGCGCTCCAGGCCGAGTGAGCCATAGGCTCCAGCCGAATAGGTGTCATCCTTGGCGTCCACGGTGTAGTGAACAGTGAAGACATAGCCGTCAGCGGTTTCCCGCTCCATTTGGGCGATGTTCCAGGTAAAGGTGGTGCTCATGGGTCTGGTGGTGTCAGGTGGATTGTGGCTGAAATCCTAATTAGGAGCAAATTAGGAGGTTGCTAGTGAAGGTGATTACTGGGTTTCAAGTTCGATAGCAATGGCCAAAAGTTCGGCTCGTATTGCTGATGCGTTTACATCACAGCAAGAGTCATACGGACAACGTGGCGCTGGAACCACCTGATCAATAGCAGCTCGCAGGGCGGCCGCGAGCGTTGCTTCTACCTCGTTGTGCGGGTTTTCGTCCATTCGCTGATAGGCGGCATCTAGCACCGCCTGTGCAGCGGGGGAGATGTCAGTCATCTTCGTCAGGCAGGATTTCGAGTAGGGATGTGATGCAGTGGCCGGTGGAGTTCTCAGCGCCAAGGCAGTAGCGCTCGGCTTCGCAAAGTGCCATTCGCAGCCGCTCGACGACAGGCCATGGATCGCCCAGCTCAGTTGAAAAGTCTTGAAACGGCGCGGGGTGGAAGTCGGTCATGGTGATTAGTGGAAGCGTCTACTCTGGATTGGCGTAGTTAATTAGCTCTTCAGCTAGTTTGCGCAAATGGTCCCTGCACTCAAAGCCGTGCCAATCGCGGTAGAGCAGCTCAGAGGCGGTGTTTAGGATATGCGCAGCCATTTCAGCATTGAATGATTTACCACCGCCGCCAAATAAATCTGCGGTAATAAAAACTCTTTGTGCTTCTGAGGAAAGTTGTTGTTCTGTCATGGTGTCTAGTGGGAATGACTAGTTTATTCGTGCATGATAACGGCACAGCAAATTACGGTTAAGCAGATAAATGCCGTGATCCACACTGACGCAGTGGCGCTATCCATCGAGCTGTTCCAGTGCGCGGCGGATGATGGAAGGATCGAACCCCATGCCCATTGAATAAGCATTGGCATGAAGCTGCTCTAGGTGTTCTAGCGCCTGCTCCTTCAAGCTCGGCGGCTTGGGGCGGCGGGCGGTCCAGATGTCTTCGGCTAAACGAACACGGTCACTGGTTTCGTCGATGTAAAAAAGTCCTGCCCCATCAATGATCTCCATGCGGCAAGCCTCTAGCTCCTGGTCGGCGCCCCATTGGGCGGCGCGGGTGACGATGCGGCTGATCACACTTGGGCCACCTTCGTCAGTATCAATCCACTCGCCAATCAGCTCATCTGACGGGGTGATGGGATGTTGTTGTGTCATGGGTGATTAGTGGTAATGACTAGGAGAACTGGCGGCGGTAGTCTTCAATCCATTCTTCGCCCATCAGTTTCACAAGATCTGCATGGGTAAGATTGCGGATCTGTTCAAGGCAAGCTTTCAAGCGGCGCTCGTTTTCCTCTGACGCAATTTCTTCGGGCTGGTGGGTGTTCTGCTTCAGGAACGCAACCATCAGCCGGTGTGCTTCACCAGCATCAGCGATGAATTGCCCGTTGTAGTGAAAGCCTTCCTTGTCGATGCGGATCACCTCTTCCGTCTTTTCCCGCAGGACGATGCTGCTAAGCGGATCGACAATGCGTGTCGGGTCTGGTTTTACACCTACAGTGAGCCGGGACGTGTAATCTTCTTGGGTCATGGTTTCTAGGGAACTGTGGCCAGGGGCAGGAGGTGCAAACTCGCTGCCCCACCACTATAAGCGACGGTACGGTTTTGCAAGCTCACCGTTCTCGTCGATCAGCCCAGCATCCCGCAAGAAACGCCGGGCATCTTCAGGGGCCTTGAGCCGTGCCACCAGGGCATCGACCTGCTGTTTAGTGAGCTGTGCCATTTAGTGAGTAGGACTACACGCCTTCAAGGGCTGCAACTTTGGCTTCAAGGGTTTCGATCTTTGCGACTGCTTCCTGCAATGCCTTCACTAGTCGAGCCTCAGTCTTGGACCAACCAGTAATCATCAGCATATCGTCTTCACCTCTTTCGTTGACTACATCAGGATAAATCTCCTGCATTTCTTGGGCGATGAATCCAATTTGATGCCCGCCACCTTCTGATTCGATGTAGTCAAACTCAACTGGCCGTAGGCTAAGGATCTTTTCAAGCTGAGGTGGGAGGTCTTCAATATTTTCTTTTAGTCGAATATCTGATGTCGATCCAAAAGCCGCAGTATTCGCTCCGTTTGCCGTGATTCGCCCGCAGTTAGCGCCGCCGTTATTGACCTGAAACTGAATAAAGTTCTGCGAGGTCGTTGTGTCGTTATCAAACTTTGTGACAAGGATTGATTGATAGGTTGTATCCCCAGAAACACCCAAGGTCGCTATTGGACTGAGTGTTGCGCCTGCGCTTTTAACTGTTAACTGAGCACCTGCAGTAGACGTGCCAACTAACAGGCGTCCCGAGCTGTCGATCCGGGCGCGTTCGTTTGTATTGGTGCTGTCGTATAAGGTAATTCCACTAGATCCGGCCTGAAGCCGTAGCTCGTTACTTGCGTCAGTACGAATATATCCATTGTTATTGAAACTCACATAATTTCCTTCGAACCTAGCGTTGCCCCCCGAGACGTGAAGACGTTCGCTAGCTGAAGTAGTGCCAATCCCTACTTTGCCGTCATTTGTAATACGCAACTTTTCAGTAGCTGTAGCCGTAGCGCCGTCCGCAGTTCCAAAACTAAGGCCAGTTAAGGTTCCTGCAGAGTTTTCCGCAATAGCTTTGATATTGCACTTTGCACCAGTGGCAAGCGTACTGGTGTCGTTCGAATAGAAATCAATCTGGCCAATTATTTCATCTGTCGAAACGTTCCCAAGTCTTTCAAGGGTCAGAATAGACCCACTTGAAGACGCTATGTTTAACAGGCTGCGTGGGCTGCTAGTCCCCAGACCTAAGCGGCCACTGGAGTCGATGCGAAGCCGCTCACTTCCATTGGTGTAAAGCTGAAGGGCGTCAGCACTGTTGTCATACTGAACTCGACCTTGTGCGTCTGCATCTGTGTCGCCAAACAGAAGGTACGCAATGTTGGCCGGATTGGAAACAAGTGAAGCAGCAACAATAGAGCTACCATTCTTGATGGTCAGATTCCTGGTGGGCAAAGATTCGCCAACACCGACATTTCCACTCGCATCAACAAACAACCGCCCAGTGCCATTAGTCGAGATGGCTACGTTATTTGCGGAAGGTAGATAAAACCCGTTCGTGGGGACGCTGCTGCTGGTTGGGATGAACGATGCAGCCGTGCTCGTGCCAGTGGTGACGACGTTCTGGCTGCCAAAGTTGGGGCTGATCTTGGTGCCAGCAATGGCGGCGCTCGCGTTCACGTCACCATCAACGATGGTGCCATCAGCGATCATCGTGCTGGTGACAGTGCCCGTGTCTCCTGTGGTGACAATCGTGCTGTCTAGATAGGCGGCATCAATCGCAGTGCCCTGCCACACACCCGTTCCAATGGTGCCAACACTGGTCAGGCTGCTGCTGACCACAGCGCTGCCCAAACTGGTGGCATCCAATACCTTGGTGCCATCAATCCGGTATTCCTTGCCGCTGGCGATATTGACGTTTTCGCTCAGCGTCCAGGCATCTGTGGAATCAACCCAGTTGATGGTCTTATCGGTGCTGCCCTTGAGTGTGATGCCACCACCATCAGCAGTTAGATCAGTCGGCGTGTCGACGTTGCCGATGATGATGTTCTTGTCCTCAACCAGCAGATCCTGAGTATTGATCGTGGTTGTGGTCCCATTGACCGTGAGATCACCAGCGAGCGTGAGGTTGTCAGACCAACTGACATCAGTGCCATCTGTCACCAGCACCTGGTTGGCGGTGCCATTGGCCAGCTTGCTAACCGCAATCTCAGCGCTGGCGTTGATGTCAGCATTGACGATCGTGCCATCAGCCAGCATGGTGCTGGTCACTGACCCTGTATCACCAGATGTGATCACAGTGCCGGTTACATCCGGCAGCGTGATCGTGCGGTCTGCCGTTGGATCGGTGACAGCCAGCGTTGTCTCGAATCCGTTTACTGTGCTGCCTTCAAAGGTCAGCGTGCCAGTACTGCCAATCTCAAGGTTCCCTGTAATGGTCAGATTGCCGCTGCCGTCAGGAATCGGCAGATAGGACAAGCTGTTCCAGTTGGTCGTGCCATCGCCGATCTTGAACTTCTTGGTGTCGGTCTCATAGCCGATCTCACCTAAGAGGAGGATCGGATTGGCTGCAGTCCAGTCAGCAGCGGTATCTTTCCGCTGCGCCATCTGGACGCGGATTGTTGTAGCAGTCATGATTCGGCACCACCTGCCTGAAGGATAAGAGTGGCTGCGATCGCAGGATCAGCATCGTCAGCTTCAAGAATGAACGGTGCAGTGCCGGTCATGACGTATGAGGTAAATGCCTCCTCAGCGCCAAGGGCAGCCGGTTCGCCAGTCAGGGCGTAGAGCAGGAAGTTGCCGATCAACGCCACCAGCTCGACGCTCACATCGGTGAACACACCGGACTGCACCTCCTCGGGCTTTGCGCCATAGCGATAGAGGCCATCAGCAGGCATCACGTCGCCACCATTCCAAAGTGACGGTGCCATGGTGAATGTGCGGTGACTGCCAGCCGAGTCCGTGTAGTGCTGGCGAATCAGTGCTACCTGGGTCTGCGTCAAATTCGTGTAGGTGAGCGTGATCCTGAAATTGCTCTGCCGCAGGCTGTGCCTGAACAGCACCGGCGCACCGTTCTGTGTCTCCTCCGCTGAGACGTTCAGGCCGCCCAGGTCATAGCTGACGGAATTGGGCTCCAGATCAGGGAAGGCGGTCATACCAGGTACGGCGGCAGAAGCTGCAACTCCACTGTGGCGCTGATCACGTCGCAGGTCTCATCAATCTGCGGTGGCGCCAGATAGCGCCAGAGGTAGCCGGATGGGAATGTGACGTTGGTGGCGGTGAGCAAGCTGCTCGGCAGATCGAATGGTTCAAAAGTGCCGTGAAGCGCGTAGTGGCTGATGATGTTGAACTTCTCTGCTGCAGTCAGAGCGATGAAACTCATGCGCAGTAGATGAGCCACGCTGGCATTGCTGTGGCGCACGCTGGCCTCATAGCCATCGAGCACTGCGAACTCGCTACTGGCATTGGTGCCCGGCGTGTAGGTGCGGGTCGCTGGCTGTAGCGATGGGAAGGTGGCCATGACTATGTGCAGCTCACGGTGTTGTTGTAAGTGACGCTGGTGATATTGCTCTGAGGGTAGGAGCAGCCTACTGACCCACTAGTACCGCTAGTGATTGCAAGGGCTATTTTATCGCCGGCAACCATTGCAAAGCCGCTGACTGTCTGGTTCTTGCTAATTTCAAACACTGCAAATATATAGTCAGTTATAGCTGGCGCCGTGCGGGTGGTTGCATTGTAGTAAGTGCTGCCAATTTTGAGCCATTTAACGCCCAAGTATTGGCCATAAGTCTGTAGCGGCGGGCCGCCACAGGTGGGTGATACTGCGCTATATCTTGCCTGCTCATAGGACTTGTAAACAGTGGGCAGGCTAGTGCTAACTGTGCCTGATGTTGTGACCCCCGTGGGCGTGCAGTTTCCAGAGCATCCTGCGTCTGTGATCGCTGCCTTTGTCCACCCGACCGATACGCTTGTCGTGCATGTGGCAGGCAACACAGCACCTGTCTGACCCAATGCCTGTGGTGCCCCAAACCCACTAGAGGTTGATGGATCTTTGCATCGGCCAGTAGCAACAATGTAATGGTCGATCTCGTTTGTTGTAATGGAAAGATCCCATGAACCGGCAATGGGCTCGTCTTGACATGAGATATCAGATTCCTCACCAGTGTTCTTGTTGATCTTGCTCCAGCACACCTGTCCGGCGCATGTGAAATCTGAGTCCGGGACTGAGAGAGTATCGCCAACTCGAGGCGCGCCGCCAGTTCCGGTCGCACCAGTGATATAGCCGACACCATCCTGATCCAATGTTTGATCAAGCGGGTCGGATGGATTGTCCCATCCTCCAACTGGCGTCTGTCCACCAGTTGGTTCCCCGGCAGGCTGACTCACATCAGGCCCGATTGGCGGATATCCGCCAGTTGCCCACTCATCATCAGTGGGGACATCAATATCCACTGTGGTATCAGCAAAGTCTGGAGTGTCATCAAAGGCAGGGAAGTCGATCCCGCCGCCTCCCACGGCAGTGCCAGGCGTTGATGAGTTGTCATCGCAGCTGTAGTCACTGCGGCCTGATGCGATCGCCACACCAGGCGCCGTTGCAGCCGCCACCTCAAGCGCCACCAGGCTGCGGCCCTGGGCATCAATCGGGAAGTGCGTCAGATCAAAGATGCAGGCACCGCTGGCAGTCTTCTCGATGCGCTCGATCTCATAGAGGAAGTCGTGATAATCCAGCGCAGCAAGGGCTGTCTCACGCCGCAGCCGCACGCGCACAATGTCGCCCTGGGTGAGCAGGCTGTTGTAGTTCGCTGGCCGCACCTTTAGCCGCAGCGTGTGCGTGATGAACTTGCGTCGTGCCAGGCGATAGGCGCCAACCTTTACTGCGTGCGTTTCGCTGGTGCAGTAGCCACTGAGGTCATACTGCTCGAACGGGCCAGCCGTTGCCTCACCGCTGTAACTGATCTCAGTGGTACGCGGGAATCCGATATCAGACTCTGGCTGCTGACGCCACATCATCTGCAACGTCACAGGGATGCGATCGGCCAGCGGGATGTACTGGATCTCGAAGCCATCCGGCAGCAGATGATCCTCGGTGAACGTGTATCCCCAGTCGATCGCAGTGGTCTTGATGGTGTGATTGACGTTCACCGGCAGCCGTGGCCTGAATCCAAACTTGCCGTTCAGCTCCACCAGGCGCAGCAGATAGTCATTGCTGATCTGCTCGAGCCATTCATCAAGGTTGAGGCTCTCTTGGAACACGCCATTGAAGTGCAGGCCATTGGTCTCGGTAAAATTGGCCGCGGCCAGCATCTGCGTGCTATCAATCAGCGTGCTCGGTATCCGGCCTGACTTGTCCATCAGGTAGAGAGCCAGGTCGATCACGTTGTTGCTGGGGCCCAGCGTGCTATCAAGAATGCGCGTGATCTTGATGCCCTCGCGCACGAAGACATGAAGCTGATGCTCCCATCGCTCGCTGCCGTCCACAAACGTGTTGACGCAGCTCATCGTCGTCATATCTTCATAACGCCCTGACGTGCCGCAGTAGTAGGGACAGGCCCATGGATCTTTGTCCGCCACTGTGGTGACGAAATTGCCCGGGGTCCAGGTGCCGGCCCTGCGGTCATAGGTCTGGTTCCAAGTGCCCTGACGGCATGGCCCGATGAAACAATCGGCCAAGTCGATCTGCGGCAGCTCGCCTTCGCTGAGCACCACCATCGTGCTCACCGTCAGCGCGTTGGTGGTGCCATCGTTTTGATAGCGGGCTTCTGTGGCGCCTGGTGCCACCATCACGCCGCCATTGCCCGACACGCGGCGGCAGAAGACGATCGGCACCGGATCACCGATCCGATAAGCGCGTTGCTGCGCCGTCAGGTCATCAGCAGCCTGCGCGGCGGCCTCCACAAGCGGGGGATCAGCCAGCCCACTCTGATAGGACAGGAGAGACAGCGGATCGGAGATGTTGAGGCTCATATCCGCAGCGGTGATCCGATCTGATAGGTGGTGAACTTCCTAGGCGGCACCTGAGCGCCCACTGGTGACAAGCTACTGCCGAGCTCAATATCGAGTCTGGTGAAGGTGCCAGAGACATCCACCACTTCAGCGGTATAGCTTCCGATCAGGGTCTGGCCTGCCTGAGGTGCGCTGTTATCAAGTCGGCTGTCGAACTCATAGATCTTGAGCTCACAGAAGCGGCCATAGCTTAACGCCAGATTGAAAGCCTCCACCACGCTGTTGGTGGCCGGCACTGTGATGCTGACGGACTTGCTGCCACTGGCTCCCGACTCTGTGATGCCACTGGCGCTGAATGGCATGTAGGACCAGCTAGCCCCATCAAGCGTTACGGTCTGATTGACGTAGTAGGTCTGCCATCTGACGTAGGTGGTGCTGGCGTCAAAGATGCGCAGGTACTGGCTCTGGGCTCTGTTACTCATCAGTAGGACCCCTGATAGCGCCGGCCGCCATAGGAGCGGCTATTGCGGAAGATCTGGGCGCCATAGTCCTGCAGGGCCCGCTCCAAGTCCCCGATGGTGACGTAGCGCTGGCCATCCTGCTGCAGCACCGGGCCGGTGGTGATCTGCACGGTGGTGTTGGCAGCGCCCCCATTAGCAGCAGCGCCTGCAGTGCCGTTGTTGGCAAAGGCAGGGATCACAGCATCACCGTGAGCTCCTGAGAGATAGTTGGCTGCTGCTGCGGCCATCTTGCTCTCGGGGATGATGTACTCACGCCCGGCTTCACCGACCATGGCCAGCGTTGGTTGAGAGACGACACCACCAGCAGCGAAGGCCGGCACCGAGACCGTAGGGATGTTGGGCACATCCGGCAGCGTTGGGATGCTGTTGTAACTCGAGATCAGTGTCCTGATGCTCTTGGTGGCGTTGTTGATGCCATTAGCCACGAACTTCAGCAGGCTGCTGAATAAACCCTTGATGTTGTCGACAGCCGACTTGAACGGGCTGGTGAGCACACTGGCCAGTGAGCTGAATGCCGACTTTAAGCCACGCACCACCAGGTCGCCGCCGGTGATCACTGGCTTGATGAAAATGTCGTAGTAAACCTTCGCGGCAGTCTTGACTACTTCACCGATCACGCTGAATGCTGCTGTGACCTGATCCCGGAAGGCATAGATGGCAACGCCAGCGGCTACGGCCAATGCAATCCATCCCACCGGGCCGGTGAACACTGCAGCAAGTGCAGCAAGTAGGCCACCGCTTCCAGTCAAGGAAGCAATCAATGGGCCAATGGCACCAGCCCAGCCTGCAATAGTTGCTCCCAATTGAAGGCCAGAAATAATCCCGACCAATGAAATCACCGCGTTGATAGCCGGTGCCAAAACAACAAAAGCCGCAGTCAGCGCCGCAATGCCACCAATAATCGACTGTATCGGCTCTGGGAGTGCTGCAAAACCATCTGCGATTCCAACAACTGCATCTGCGATCATGTTCAACGCAGGCATTAATGCAGTGCCAAGATCAACAGCAAGCGTGAGAAGCTTGCCTTGCAACGTGGCCAGCTTGTCATTGAGGCTATCGGCGCCCTGGGCAAACTCTGTCGTCATGGTCGCTGACAATGACTCAACAGCAGCTCGGCCACCATTCAGCAGTGGGATCATGTCGGCGCCAGCCTTGCCAAACAGCTGCATCGCAAGTGCTGTCTTCTCTGCGCCATCTGGCATCGTCTTGAATCGCTCTGCAACATCAAGCATCACCTGATCAGTGCTACGCAGTTTGCCGCTGGCGTCAGTGGCACTGACACCAAGTGATTGCAATGCTTGGCTGGCCTGACTACTGGTGCCCTCAGCCAATCCTCTGTTGAGCTTGATGATTGCGCTGCCGACGCCTTCGATGCTCGTGCCGCTAGCGTTTGCAGCTTGCTGAAACTTGCTCAACTGTTCAACCGAAACGCCTGTCTTTTGCGACAGGTCATTCATGTCATCAGCTGCATCGATGGCACCCTTCGCCATCGTGGCAAGGCCTGCGCCAGTGGCCAATGGCACCAATGAGCCGAGAGCGCCGCTCAACACGCCGGCACCTTTGGCCAATGCACCCATGGACCCAGATACCTTGTTCGCTGTATTGCCGACACCACCAATGGCTCGTCCCAATGCCTCCACACGGCCTTCGCCCTGAACATCTGCCTTGATCTTCAGCAGCGCTTCCATGACTGCCATCAGCTGCCTCCGGCCTTGCGGTTGATCAGCTCACGGGCATGAAGCTCCATCAGCTGTATGTCCTCCATCATCGCAGCGGTGAGCTGTAAACCAATGATGCCGGCAACCTGGATCACAGCCACATAATCCAAACCGATCACGCCGACGCCACCAGTGCGCCATTGCGTAAGGCAGCGCTGGAACAATCCCACCACTGGCGCCAGCTCCGCCCACAACGTGTACCGCTCTGGCTCTAGGTGATGTGCCTCCAGAATCACGCCATAGGCCGCAGCATCAGCTTGCAGCTGCGCCGTGTCACCCTTGCTCGCAAATAGGTGATCAACGGCGCCGGTCAGTTTTTTGCTCGTGCCTTCTCGTGCGCATCGAAGAACGTCACCACCAGCGCATCAGCCACTGCGGCACGATCCAACAGCTGCGCCTTGGTGGCTGCTGTCATCTCCACCGGCTCACCATCAGCGGTGGTGATGCCCTCCCATCCGGCAAGGATCTCATTGGCGATCTCCCTAGTAGGAATGCCGTCGATTGCCTCACCGCGCCGAGCGGCCACCTGGATGGCCTGATACTGCAGCTGCACCTCCTCCATCCGGGTCTGAGTCAGACGGTTGAAGATCGCAGTGAACTGATGCGTGCGGATCTTGCCGCCATCAAGCACTTCACGGATCGTGATCGGATGAGAGAAGGTGGGCGACTGCTCAAGGACAAAAGCCATGCAGATCAGGTGAACGCGAGGGTGAAGTCGTCGTTGCCGGAGGATGTTGGCATCAGACGGAACGGAAGCGTGATATGGGTCACGCTGTCGGTCTCGACAAAGGTGGGTGAATCAAAGGCTGCCTGGGCTGCAGTGAACGTGATGATGTTGCCTGCAGTGCCGCCATGCACCCAGCTGATAGTGCCTTCAGTTTGAGCGCTGGCGATAGCGATGAAGTCCTTTGTGGCAAATGCTGGCAGCTCAATCGTGATGCTGCCGGTGGTCTTGCGATCCGTCAACCGCACCTGTTTGCTGCAGCCGGCCTTCTGCTCGAACACCATCTCAGTGCCCAGGCTGAGGCTGAACTCCGTCATGCAGGCCGAGAATCCATGCACGCTCACCGTGGCGGTGTTGTCAGCGTTGACGGCCACTGGCGAAGCTTGTGCGCTGTAGGTCTCGCTAGGACGGGCCACAGCAGTAGGAGCCGACCAGATGCCCATATGAGAGAAGGCGATCGTCGGAATGCTGCCAACACTCAGCGCCAACTCAGCGGTGCCGCGGATGCCACCGATCGCTTGCCGGCTGCCATTGTCGATGTAGAAGTCCATCGCGTAGCTGCTGAAGTCAGTCGCCACCGGCGCATAGGTGACGCTGGTGCTGGACACGATGGTTTCGCCAAGGCCGGAAGCCTTCAGCATCGGGCCGTAACGCGGTGCAGTGCCTGCTGTGCCGCTGCCCGCCATTTCAACAGTGGCACTGATCGGCACCGAACGCTGACCAACGATGCTGGCCCGGTTGCCGAAATAAGGCTGGATCGTTTCGCGCTCAATCAGCTCCAGGCTGAGCG